ATCAAAGCATTCAAGGAGTTAGAAGATGAACCAGAAGCCGCTTAATACTATAGTCCCTGACATCTATGGGCTGCTTGAAAACCTTTCAAACGGCGAGCCTCTTCCAATAACGGAGGAGGCGCTCGATGCAACGATGGCATCCATGAAGGAAGCTATACTTCACTGGGCAACACCAAGACCCAGAGACACTGACTTTACTGTCCGAATGTCTAATGTAGGTAAGCCGTCCCGACAGATGTGGTTTGAGAAACGTGACCCCAATGGCCGTGGTAGTGTTGACGGTGCAACGCAGATTAAGTTTCTATATGGTCATGTTCTTGAAGAGATTGTACTTATGCTTGTACGGATGGCCCAACACAACGTCACTGATGAGCAGAAGGAAGTAACAGTCAATGGTATTGTTGGTCACATGGACTGTAAGATTAATGGTCAGGTGGTAGATGTTAAGTCTGCGTCCAAGTTTGCCTTCAATAAGTTTATGAGGGGTACACTAGCTGACGATGACCCCTTCGGCTACTTAGGACAGCTCGCCGGTTACGAGAAAGCAGAGGGTACAAACGAGGGTGGGTTTCTTGTTATCAACAAAGAAAGTGGTGAGCTGTGTATGTATGTACCGGACGACCTAGATAAACCTAACATAGATACTAAAATAAATACGCTGCTTGACGAATTAAAACTTGACACGCCACCTAACTTGTGCTATACTCCCATACCTGATGGCAAGAAGGGAAACATGCAATTGCCTAAAGGTTGTACGTGGTGTAAGTATAAACACGAATGCCACAAAGATGCCAACGATGGCGAAGGACTTAGAACTTTTAAATACTCTACTGGTTATAAATACTTGACACATGTAGAGGCTGAACCAAAGGTGGACGAAATACTATGAATCGCAAGAAGTCTAAGCGAATAAAAAAACATGCAGAAACTTTGCAGATTGAATGGCTTAAAAGTCTCCTCAATGACGAGGAGGCTTCTAAGATTAATCAAGATAACTTTAGGGATATGCTGCCAGAACAGACACATATCTGGGCGCAGAGAACAATACACACAAGCTTTTATACCTTGAAGTGGCTCACCAACAAAATTAAACAGTTGCTTAAAATCTTTCCCGATAAGCAGGTTGAAGACATTACATCTCAAGATGTAGCGTGGAAGATGGAGCAACGGTAAGGAGGCGCATGAAAAAAATACGCAAAGGCTATAGGAAGGCCAGAGTTAAACGCCCAGTAGAGAAAGATGTAGTGAAAGGCTATGACTCGAACTGGGAGTATGAACTCCACTCCGGCATCCTAGATGCTTGGAAACACCATGTCGATAAAGTTGAGTACACAGTTACACACAAGTACGAGCCAGACTTTGTTAAAGAGGTAGACGGCAAGAAAATATTGCTTGAAGCAAAGGGGCGCTTCTGGGACAGCGCAGAATACTCTAAGTATGTCTGGGTTGCTAAGGTTCTCCCAGAAGATGTTGAGCTGGTGTTTCTTTTTGCTAACCCGAATGCACCGATGCCTCAAGCAAAGGTGCGTAAGGATGGGACAAGGAGGTCACACGGTGAGTGGGCATCATCCCATAACTTTAGGTGGTTTAGCGAAGACAGTATTCCAGACGATTGGATTAACGTAAAACATAAAGAGGACTTTAAAGATGAGCATTAATGATGCTACTCCCCAAGACTGGGACAGGGTAACGGCCACAGGACAGCCTACGTTTGACGAGTACATGAAGCGTTTAAATTCTAAGATTGTGTATGACAGCAGAGAAAACTATGGCAAAGAAGTGACATCAGACGCAGGAGACTTTGCGGATTGCTGGAATGAGTGGGACGTTAGACCTGAAGATGTTGTAAACAATCCAAGCCATTACAACACAGGCGATATAGAATGTATTGATGCAATAAAGGAATCCATGTCCAGTGTTGCATTCAAGGGCTACCTCAAGGGCAACTGCATGAAGTATCTGTGGCGCTATGACTACAAGGGTAAGCAGGTACAAGACTTGCAGAAGGCTGGCTGGTACTTAAATAAACTAACAGAAATTGTAAAAGAAGAAAATGAGTAAGTGGTGGCGCATATGGGCAAAGAGTCTAGGTGAAAAGGTTGGCGAGACAGATAAGCAAGCTAATATTGTTGCTGGTATTCGGACTGCTTGGTGGCTTACTCATATGGTTACATGTGCATTTATTATTGCAGGCAACTTAAAAACATTAGGTCTATGGTAATGGATAGAAAAGAAGAAAGGCGGGATAGGTTTGACCGCAAAAAAAAGTTTAAAAAAGTAACGGGGTCTGATAAAGTTAAGGCCAAACGAAAAGAAATTGAAAGGAATAAAAATGACATTACACTTTATGAACATGCACTGGAGCGCTGAGTTTCGATACGGATTTGGTTTTGACATTGAGTCTTGTAGTAGCCGCCCTGTGTGGGTTATGCAAGAAGAAAACATAGTAGCTATGTCTTTTGATGGTATTGTACTCTGCCTTCCGTTTTTAATTTTTACGATAGGTAATGTATGGGAGGATGATGAAAATGTTGGAGTTGATAGTTGAAGGTATTGCAGTTCTTCTTATAGGCACTATTTTAATAGGTATTGGCGGCGCTGCATTGTGGAGCGTTTACATGGATAACTTGGATGATGATGATGACTTATAGACAAAAATGTATTTTAAAGGCACTGGGACTTATTATAGTTTCTCCCGTATATGTACCTGCTGTAATCTTATATGACCACAGGTCAGAGTTCGCAGACTTTTACAGAGAAGCCTTCATGGTTTTGAAGGGAACACACCCAGATTTAGAGGAAGAAAAGAATGGATAAGTACCAACAGTTTATACACAAGAGCCGCTATGCACGATGGCTCAGTACCGAAGGACGCAGAGAAACGTGGGAAGAAACAGTCCAGCGGTATGTAGATTTCTGGGTTAATAGAAAGCAGATAGATAGAAAAACCGCAGACCGGCTGTATGATGGCATCCTAACACAAAAGGTTATGCCATCTATGCGCTGCATGATGACAGCAGGTGAAGCGTTAGACAAAGATAACGTGGCTGGATTTAACTGTAGCTACCTAGCCATTGATTCTCCACGAAGCTTTGATGAGCTGATGTACGTTTTGATGTGCGGCACTGGTGTAGGCTTTAGTGTTGAACGAGCGTTTATAAACAAGCTCCCAGTGATTGCTGAAACATTCCACCCTACTGACACAACGATTGTTGTTGCCGACAGCAAGATTGGATGGGCTTCTGCATTCCGTGAGTTAGTTGCAATGCTGTATGCTGGTAAGATTCCTAAGTGGGATATGAGCAAAGTTAGACCCGCAGGTGCTAGACTAAAGACCTTTGGTGGTCGTGCTTCAGGCTCTGCTCCTCTTGAAGACCTGTTCCGTTTCTGCGTAGAAGTCTTTCAGAAGGCAGGTGGCCGCAAGCTAACCTCTATTGAATGCCACGATGTTGTGTGTAAGATTGCTGACATTGTAGTTGTAGGTGGAGTAAGACGTTCAGCCCTTATTAGTCTATCAAATCTTTCTGACAACCGCATGGCTAAAGCTAAGACTGGTGCGTGGTGGGAAATGGACGGACACCGTAGACTGGCTAACAACAGCGTAGCGTACACCGAGAAGCCTGACTTTGAGGCATTCATCAATGAGATGAAGACACTCTATGAAAGCCGAGCAGGTGAACGAGGATTGTTTAGCCGTGTAGCAGCGCAGAATATTGCAGCCCGTAATGGCCGTAGAGATTCTGAGCAGGACTTTGGTACTAACCCATGCTCTGAAATTATCCTACGCTCTAACCAGTTCTGTAATCTATCTGAAGTTGTTGTGCGTGAAGACGACACAGCAGAAACACTAAAAGAAAAAGTAGAGTTAGCTGCCATCATTGGTACACTGCAAGCAACACTCACAGACTTTAGATACTTGCGGAACATCTGGCAGAAGAACACAGCAGAAGAAGCTCTGCTTGGTTTAAGCATGACGGGAATTATGGACAATGAGTTACTATCGGGTAAAGGAGATGCAGAAGAACTTGCATCAACACTGGAAGGTCTTCGTGACCATGCTATCAAGGTCAACGAGAAGTGGGCTAAGAAGCTTGGCATTGAACAGTCTGCGGCTATTACGTGCGTTAAGCCTAGCGGTACTGTATCTCAGCTTGTCGATTCTGCTTCTGGTATCCATCCTCGCTTTTCTAAGCATTACATTCGCAGAGTTCGTAGCGACAAAAAAGACCCGCTTGCAGTCTTTATGGAAGCAGCAGGATTTCCAGTAGAACAAGACGTTATGTCAGAGTCTTCAGTGGTCTACAGCTTTCCGGTCAAGGCTCCAGAGGCCAGCGTGGTTGTAAAAGAGGTAGGGGCTATGCAACAGTTAGCACTTTGGAAGGCTTATCAGAATCACTGGTGCGAACATAAGCCAAGTATCACTGTGTACTACACTGATGATGAGTACCTGCAAGTAGCTCAGTGGATATGGGAAAACTTTGATATATGTTCTGGTATTAGTTTGTTGCCAGTTAGCGACCATGTATATCAGCAAGCTCCGTATGAGGACATCAGTGCAGAGAAGTATGAAGAGTTATTAACTTCTATGCCTAAAGATGTTAATTGGAATGACTTAATTTATTTTGAACAAGAAGACAATACCACAGGCTCACAGGAATTAGCGTGTGTCGGTGGAGCTTGTGAGATAGTATAAGGAGATATAGATGAAAGCAAAGGAAGCTAATATACTATCGTTTAAAATAATCGTCAATCATTCGGGGGCCATCCTAACTGAGATGGGTGGCCTCCCCGAAGACCGACTACATGAAGTGTTTAAGGGTGATGAACTGATGCTCGTGCGTAAGATTATCCGTGACGCTAAACCCAAACTAGAGAAGATGCACGACTACCTTGAGCGTGAGCTAACAGCCTTCTCTACCACTTAGCCTTATCAGCCCAATACGCTGCTGACATCTTTCCTTTCTTGATGTTCTTGGCGTGTCGGGCTTTAAAGCTTGCACGTTTCTTCTTCATTGCTTCTGACTCACCGGCTTTGGGTTTGCCTGCGGTCTTAGCTCCCTGTTCTCCAAAGCGGATTGTCTTGATTTTATCGCCTTCTTTTGCCACAACAATATGGCTTTTCTTCGGGTGGCTTGGTGTACGCTTCGGTTTATTATATCCGCTTACTCCTGCTCTAGCTAAACGTGGGTCTTTTTTCTTACTCATTTCCTATAGCTCCGTGTTTTCTTTGCAATCTTTTTGGGTTGAGCGCTATGCTGCTTACCTTTCTTAGTGTCGGCTCTTTTCTTTTTGGATGTGGCCGCATACTCTTTTTTGGTTAAAGCCTGCCTAGCTTTCTTAGGCAGATAGCGCTCCCCAGTTGCCTTCTTTCCTTGAGTACTAGGCTTACCTGACTTAGTACCCCACTCTTCTTTAGTCCATTTCTTTAAAGACTTCTGTGATTTTTTAAGTGCCATTACTTATGTACCTTCTGCACAGGGAAGTTAGCTTCCAGACTTGCTCCTTTATGCTTAACAAACTTGCCGGTATGCTTCATTAACTTAAACGTACCGTTCTTTTGTTTCATCCAGTGATGTCCTGCTGGTGCTTTTACTTTCATTTGTAACCTCCCCCTTTAGCTTTATATTCCTTCGCAAGCATCTGAGCCTTGCGAGCTGACCATTGACCCGCCTTACCACCTTTAGAGCCTGCTTTTATTTTGTTAAACAGATTCTTTCGCATGGTCGGTTTGGTATAGTTACCTGCCTTATTAACTGTTGATTTCTTTTTAGCTGCCATATTACTTCTCCCTTTGAACGCCTTTAGTCTTTTCTACTGTACGCATTGCGCCTAATCCTAACATGCCCATCAATACAGGCATCATTTCAGATAGCGCAATTAGGGGAACAGTGATGTCAGAATTGGATAAAGCCAACGCAAAGTTTGCGAACGGGATAAGAATGAAGTTACCCGCCATGCCAGCCACGCATACCCAACCCACAGCAGGTCGCCAGCCAGCGACAAACATGTTCTTATGTGCCGCCTCAACCTTATTAACTTCAAGCTGGCCTTTCGCAAGCTCCTGTGCGTGTCTTTCCGCCATTGTACTAAGTTCAAATGCGATGGCATTCTTCTTGTCTTTATCCTCTATAAATTTATCTAACAGTCCGGTAACTGGCCCAATCAATGATTGCAACATAAGTCTATCTCCTTAATAACACCACATTACGCCAGCTTCATTATCGCTGACAGCCCTGCTATCCACATGGATGAAAGTACGAGCAACTCCAATACCATTAAATCCCAGTTTGATAGCTTCTTGTACAATCGTGTATCTTTCATTTCCGTTACGTGCTCTAATGTCTGCTGCAATACCTTGGGCATGTTTTCCTGCTTTCTCCTTACGTTTTTCAATGGAGTGGTTGGGACTCCTGTAACCACTCGTTATAATAAACGGAAAGCCACATGCCTCCCGCAGTTCGTCAAGCTTATGTATAAAGTCCCTTGACATCTCATTTTCGCCAGTTTCTTGGCAGTTAAAGTCTTCTAGTTTAAAGTATTTGAATTCTGTGCTCATAGTGCTGCCACCAAGTTATCCATATCTCTTGAATCTAAAACTCCTAGATTAATTAACACATGACTCCCTTCACCTTCAGGGCTACCAAACTCTCTTCCTATGTTTCTAGCTTGGCCGTAAAAACTTAACCCTGCGTTTTTAGCTCCACTCAAGAATCTTAAAAGTTTAAATGTTCCGTCTGAGTCGTTAAAGTTATAACGGTCTGAAACTATAGTTTCGCCCTTATCATTTTTAAACAGCGTAGCTTGACCCAAAGTGGTCTTCATAGAATATGCAGGACTGTTTAACTTTTTAAAGAAGTCTACCACTCCACCACCTCCTCCTACATCAGCGTATTGTGACTGACCGGCTGACTGTGTTTTGTAATCTTTGTACTCTATCTGAGAACTTCCACGCTCTTCTTTTTCTAAAGCTATTTTAATTAAAGCCTGTAACTCTGAATCCATCAAATCATTTTCAGTTAGTGTTTCTTCGCCACCAGAAATATCATAGATTAACTGTCGTATCATAGTAGGAACAATCCTAGA